GATGTTACTTCCACTTCCATCGTTGCTAAAACTTTGTCCCCAAACTTTAAATGTGCGATTTGCCATTTTTATTTCCTATGCTATGCTTATATTTAGCGCCAGTGTTCGCGTATCACAGGGTCTTCGACCTGATGTGGATTGGGTTTGCCATGAAAAATATAGATGCTATGATGTGGTTCTTGTACAGTGCCAGTGCCAGGTAAAAAAGGACGTCTGGTTCGCCAATCTATACCGCCGTCTTGTACTTGCCACTTCCAACTTAATATGCGAGTTTGATCTAAAAATTTAATGTTATCCTTGGGTATCTTTTCAGTGATATAGTCTTGATCACCATGCCAGCGTGGCACTCCTTGTACCTGTGTTGGATTAAAATCGTGATAAACATGACTATAATTTGTTGGATTGAACCACATTACACTACTATTAATAGTCTCTCTTCTGCTTTTAAAAAGATATTTAAAATCACGGATAGTCCAAAAATATTTGGTTTTTTGTTGCCAGAGCCAATCAATATTATTAACAATCACAGTGTCAAGATCAAGATACAACATTTGTTCATTGATAAATGAAGGATTAAACATTTGAATCTTGTACCACCAACTTGCTCGCGGTCCGCGGATTCCGGGCCATTCTTCTAATTTGTGATGTATAAACGGTTTAGGAACAATACGGTCAGGTTCGGTGAATACATGAAAGTTGATCTTTGGTTTGGTGTGACGGTCAACAGCGTTGTACAAATGATAAACGTACTGAAAATCATATTTGCTGTCGTGTATTAAACAGGCAACATTTAATTCGTTTAGTTCACCAAGTTGTCTTGTAATCTTTTTAGCCATAGTCCTGCTTCAATTTCTTCTAGTGTGTATTCTGTGTGACAAATCTGTTGAAACCATTGTTCCCTGTCAATTTCAGGTGGTCTGTGTATATCTTTTACATTGATACTTACAGGATATGCCAAACTAGTCTTGTCGACCAACACAGGACACCCTGCAATAGCACCTTGAATTCCTGGACCACTGTTATAATTTACCATAGCATGTACATTAAAATCAATATCAAACTTATCGTAAGTGCCAGGTATCTTATGGGGGCGATCCATCTCGACATTGTCGTAGTCAACTTTCCAGCGTGGGTGATGCCTTACCATGCACAGATGCTCATTGGTGTACTTGTATATCTCACGTATGGTACTGTCCACCCAAGCGTCCATGTTTAGATTAGCAACCTGCTGACTTTTGCCATGTTGTGTTGCGATTACTATTTTATCACCACGGTTTTGTTTAAATGGCTCTAATTTTAAACCCAGCTTACGTGGACGGTCTGGGTCTAGATTTTGTTTGTGTCCATAATATCCTTCGGCATTGATATTGTTTATAGCAATTTTCCAGGTAACTTCTCTGTTTAAAGCACCAACATCAATCACTATAACTGGCTTGCCTTGTGCCCGATAGTGTTCGTAAACTTCTTGGTTTTTTGCCATGCGTCCATGCCACAGCACACTCCAAATAACTGCGGCATCGCAATCCAGGCTGTTTTGCACTGTTTTGATTCCAGATTTTTTACAACTGTCTAAAAACGCATTCAGAACTGCTCTACTGTTTTGAGCACACTGCAAAGGATAATATGCTATGTTATTGATCGCTAAATACTCACATGAAATATACTGTAATTACCACTTTTCATCAAGAGGGTCTAGAATTATATGGACAAAAGATGATCAATAGTTTTGAACAACATTGGCCAGAATCTGTTGAACTTGTGGTGTATGCAGAAAACTGCAATCCAATTACAAACAAATCAAATGTTCGTGTTATAGACCTATTAGCAGCAAACAAAAGCCTTAGAAAGTTTTTAAAAAGACATGCCAGGAATCCTGAAGCAAATGGCGGTCAAGGGCCACATAACAAAAACATTTGGAGTCAAAAGAAAAGTTTTAAGTGGCAAGCAGTGCGTTTTTGTTACAAAGTTTTTGCTACACAGCATGCAGCTGATACACTAGACACTGACTGGTTAATTTGGTTAGATGCCGACAGCCATACACATAGCTTAGTTACTGAAAAATTTTTGCAATCTGTGTGTCCAGAAAATTATTTGATAAGTTATCTCGGAAGAACCGATCGATACCACAGTGAGTGTGGATGGGTCGCATATAACATGAATAATCCATTGGCAAAAGACTATGTTGCAAACTTTGCATCAATGTATGAATCTGATAAAATTTTTACCTATCCAGAATGGCACGATAGTTACATTTGGGACGAGGTCCGCAAATACTTTAGGGATCACAAAAACGCACAATTTTATAATCTCAATCCCGAACCTGACACAAAAGGACTTGCAGGACATCCTTTTATAAACAGTGCGTTAGGAAGCGTTATGGATCATAAAAAAGGTGATAGAAAGTCTCGCGGCCACAGTAAAGCCAAAGAAGTAAAATTGCACACAGATAATCCGTATTGGCAAAGTGTACTAGGAGGTTAAATGTATACAAAGCATACATGGTGGTTCCCTGACGAAGACACCCATTTTGCAGAAATGTTAGAAAAAAATATACAAAAAGGAAATCTACCGGTTTATCAAGAACCAGTGAGAAAACGCAGTCTGAGCTATGTTTTGAAACAAAATAGAGGCCTGGCACTGGATATTGGTGCTAACATTGGACTGTGGAGTAGAGATTTATGCAAAGAATTTCGACATGTAATAGCGTTTGAACCTGTGCAACAGTTTCGCGATTGTTTACAAAAAAATGTACCAGCGAAAAATTTTGAAATAATACCGTGCGCTCTTGGAGAACAGGATACACAAATAGAGATGATAGTTACAGAAGGCAATACTGGACATAGCCATGTTGATTCAACGAGTATAGGCATGGGGAATATTCAAATGCATCGTCTTGATTACTTTGAATTACAACGAGTGGACTACATAAAAGTGGACTGTGAAGGATACGAATTGCCTATATTAACTGGTGCCAGAGAAACCATTCTGCGTAATCGACCAATTATAGTTGTTGAACAAAAACTTCACAAAGATACCGGTAAAACCAAAGAAACACAATTTGAGGCTGTTGATTTACTTAAACTTTGGGGTGCTAAGGAATTGGCTCGTGTACGACACGATGTTATACTAGGTTGGTAGGTAAGGTAAAAAGTGATTGTAAATGGCTCCACTTCTGCTCTGATCAATTGTCCAGTGACAAGCAGCAAGATCATATAACCACTGTTCTCGACTAGGCATTAGTGGATTTTCTATATCTCTCGTATTATGATTTGCAATTTCGTATGTTACAGCACTTGATTCAGAGACAAATACAGGAATCCCAGCAAGAATTGCAGCAACACTGCTACTGCTATTGAAAAAAACTCCACAGTGTGCATTGTGTAAATTTTGCTGTATACTGGTCTGTAGCGGATCAATAACTGTTGTGTCTAAGAAAGCTTGACATTTTGAACTCCAATTTATTTGATTACTGGGATGGGGACGAATTAATATTGGACGATTTGTCTGACTTCTAATAATTTTCAGTGTTTTATGTAACCATGCCTCTTGATCAAATCCTTTAGCATTCCACCCACTATCTCGTTGCAGGCAAATTAAAATATGATTACCATGTGATCTCCAGGGTGATAAATCAAGGTTTAAGGTTGACTTGATATCATTCCATTTCTGAACAGTGCTATTTTTGTTTGCATACTCACCTTCGTTGTAGAAAACACTGTCAAGACTGTAGCGTAACCACATGTCACCACTGTGACTAAATTTAAAACAACTTCCGTCAATGCTCATCACTCGAGCACCATTTTTTTTCTGGTGCTCGATTATGTCACGTCTAAAGTAAATGTGCGGGCCAGTAAAATTCATACCTACCCACCCAATTATTACTGCAAGTCTTGCATTCACCAACTGTCTTTGCATGTCGCCGATGTAAACTTTTGCGCCTTGCGATTTGGCCCCTTCTGCAAACGCATGCATGATTTGTACTTTAAGATTGTGATTTTTTATTTTTGGCAATGAACCCATGTATACTGCTACATCGTAGTCCCAGCTCATCATTTATCACCGTTTAGCATGTCCCATGCAGTGCCGTCTTTCATTTCTTGCACAGTAAATTGCTGATATGCTAGATTGCACAACAAATTGTGTACTTCGTCTAAAGACGGTATGTATGGGGCTTCAATTTTGGATAGATCTTTCAATGCCAATGGCTGTGCAGCATTTGGACCCATTGTAAAAACTGATTTACCATAAATTAAACTTTCAACAGCCGCAATACTGTTATATGTAACCATGCAGTGTACATCTCTACTGAGGGCCATTTGCATGGTATCAACATTTACTCTGTCACTACGGGCACTTTTTGTACGGACAACAATTGGCCGGTCAGAATATTTTTTGATATAGTTTATGGTAGATTCTAACCATTCCTCCAAATCTAATCCCCAAAAGTTCATTGCCTTTTGACTTGGAGGACAAAGCAAAATATTTTTCCCTGGTGTAAAACGAGTCAACGACACTCCAGTCTTGTTAAGTCTGTCCGAAGGACAATTTGCATCTAACTTAGAAACATATTGCAACGAATTTTTAGTGATTCTATGATAAGTTTTGTGTTTGTCGTTGCCAAAATATCCTGTGTCTATATAAAAGTAATTTCTTTCTTCTTCTTCACATCTTTTGATAATTTTTCTTTTTGCAATACCTCTGATTGCAACAGGAATATTTTTATCAAAATCTGGTGTGTTTTTAGACATAGTCACAACGCCGTCTGCACCAGTCAAGAAAGCATCAAGTATAACATCCACCTTTTTTACCTCCGGAGTTAACGATGGGTCGGGGTCGCCGTCTACCACACCAATACACGGAATTGGTCTTCCGTTTGCCATTGATTTAATTACATGTGCAGTGGTAGTATTGTGCCACACGCCATGAGGGTCTTTGCGATTGTTCAAGAAGTCCCTGATAATTTTTCTAATGTGTGACGGAACTTCTAAATCGTCAATGTCAAACCCATTTGTTCGTGCTTTATTTGCATTGAAGTTATCGTGATACTGATTCCACACATCAGCATATTCACAATTTTTATATTGCTCAAACCATGGGCCACCTTCGGTGTAGTGCAACGCCTTTGGAAAGCCGTCTCTGGTTTCTCTGTACCAACCAACCAACCAGTTCCATTCAGGTGCAAGATTACCAATGTCTTTGTCCTTAAGCCATGTAAATCTATGCAGTTCTTGACCAGTTGCAGTATTAACAAAATCAAGGTCAACTTTTTTGTTTGCTGGATGAGCGCAGTTCCAAACAATCATTGAACTCCAATTTTTGCGTGGATAAGGCCTTTGTATTTTGCCATCCATTTTTACACCTTCAGCTGGCGTGTAGTCGTGTTGTACAACCGTTACTGCTTTTTTAGGATCAATTTCATCTAAGACATTTGCAATATCATCTAACAACAAAAAATCACAATCCATGAAGATCGCATATCCTTCGTAGTTGTTGAGATAGGGCACTAAAAATCTTGTGAACGTAAATTCTGTGGTGGAAAGATTATCAACATCGCGCCAATAAAGATCTGACTGTCGAAGTTCTTCTTGCTTTAAAAATTTTACGTTAAGATAATTTGCGGCATGTTGTTGTATGCTGTATTTACATACATCTGCGGCAATAGATTCTCTACTGTCCCATCCAATGTATACATTAGTTATTTTGTCTTTCAATGTCTTCTTCCCGACAGTCTTCACCATATTGAATTTCAATGATTTTTACTGGTGCAAGACCATTATTTTGCAGTTGATGCCATGCACCAACTGGTATGTGCAGTTCTTGATGCCTGTACATGGTAGTGATTGTATTTTCACTGTTAATATTATGCTGATGACTAACAGTTGCAATTCCCGCACTAACTAACCAGTATTCACTGCGTTGGCTGTGCCTCTGCATGCTTAACTTTTTTCCTGGATCAACTGCTAGTTCTTTTACTTTAACTCCCGGCTCTTCATGCAATACTCGGTAATATCCCCAAGGTCGTTCTGTTCTTGGTGCTTTCCATTCTTCAAGTATCCAACTACTGCTGTTAGCTTTGTTTGTGCCGCCAACGCCGAATTCAAAAGAAAGATTTTCAGCAACAATTTCCATTTCAGGAATATTGCCTGTAGTACGATCTCCTCCGTTAGCAAAAATAACTTCATCTTCTTCATAGTTCCAACATGAATCCTCAATAAACCGTCGACAACTACCATCTGCATCATAGTCATCTTCAAACGCAACAACAGCATCTACCATAGATAGTGCCTGTATAACGTTAGCTCTTTCTTCCAGGGGCATAAAAGGTCTGCCTTTTTTGCGTGTAAGCCAAGCATCGCTGTTGACGCCAACAATAAGTCGATCACCTAACTTTTTTGCTTCTTCAAAATAGCGGATATGTCCGCTGTGCAGTGGATCAAATCCACCAGTGACAAGTACAATTTTCATACGGGTATTTATAGTGGGTGTTTTTTCATCAGAAAATTCAATTAGACACTTTTTATGTTTCCGTCCTACAACAAGAATTTCTTAAATAATTGTATTATCTTGTTGTAGATTTTTTGTACGGAGATCAAAAATAATCTTGGTGTTTTCGTGACTGTGTTTTTGAATTAAATCCATATATGTATTAGCATTATAATGAAATCCACAACTGATTGCACTGTAGACCAAATCAAATTTCACATCTTCGTCAATTTGTATATTATTTGCATCCACCAGGTGATAGTTTTCAGTGCCTAGTTGCTGTAATAATTCATCTAATTCTTCGAGGCTGTTGTAGAAACTCATATTATCTGCATCGCCTCGCCAACCTACTTCACTTTTTCTAGTATCTTGTCCTTGTGGATCTCCATCTAGTAGCCAAAGTTCTGATCCAAAATTTTGTTGCATTGCTCGGCTTTCCCAAGCCAGTCCACACCCGATGTCTAGTATTTTCTTTGGCGGATGGTCGGCAAAATATTCCAAAACAAAATTGATGTCTTGTTCTTTTAGTTCTTGGTACTCGGGCGTGTCCCAGATTTGTAACCATCTACTCACTGTGGAAATCCTTTATCTCTTTCAACATTCCAGGCGATGGCAGTGTTGAGATTGTATTCTGGTTTTATATCGTTAACCACAATACGTTCTCCGTGTGCAATATCAAACAAAAGATGAGTGTACCAGAGACCGTTTTCCATCAATGTTTTAACACTGGCGTCTTTCCAACAACTTTTTCTTGCAGTGCTTATTACAATACAATCATCCAAAGGTATAGTTGCCCATAGCTCTTTTACACCAGGTAAGACAGTATCGTAACCATCTGTCCAAATGCCATTGTGTTTAAATATTGTCCCGTCTAGATCAAAAAACCAAGTGTGATGTAGATTATCGCTGAGTTCAAAGGGTATCATAAGTCAAGTCCTTGTTTGAGATAATATAAGCCTAAATAAAAACTGCCAATGGCACTGTCAATGTCATCTTTGGCATATCCACTAAGCGCCAACCAAATAAGTCCATGCAGTACTTTAATTTTCTTTATCTTATTAGGAAAAAATTCTTCGAATACTGTTTCAGCAACATCAGCAGTTGCAGGCTCTTGCATGATAATTTCTGCTGTCTCACCGTCAACATACAATTTAAACTTGCGTCTGTTAAAGGTATCATACCCGCCGACAGCACTGTAATATACTTTGGCGAAATCGTAGTCTGGATCACCATATATGTCGTTTTGTTTTGCAAAGTAGCCGCGTGGATCAATTAGCCATGATTTAAGATTCTGATCGATAATTGTGTTACTAAAAGTAGGATCACCATGTATTGGTGTAAAGCTATCAGCTTTCACTAGTTCTAGTATTTGGTCCCATAAATGTTTGTGTTTGTCGTGGAACACGTTGTTGCACTTTATACCATTTACAGTGATACTATCTCTATCAAATCCTGGAATTAGTTTACTAATTTCATGTACACGTTTTTGAGTTTTGTCGACATATACTGATTTTATGTCGTTGGTATCAACATGCGCATGTCCTCTGCTGTGCAAGTCTTGCAAAGTATAAAGTATATCTGCTAACATGCTACGCTGTTCGCGGGGTGTTAAATCATCTAATTCCCAGACGTGGTTGCCTTTAATCCTGCTCATAACCAATGGCGGAAATTCTAAAAGTTCTGGTATTCTCTTGAAGCCAAGATCATTGACACGCTTATACCAAGATACTTCATTTTCAACTAGGTGTGCATAGTTTTCATCTACTGCCTGTTTAATAACTGTGTGTTCCTGCACATCAACACGATTAAAAAATCTACAAAAACCCACACTGTCGTTATCATGTTCTATAGTAGCAAAGTCGCCAAGTTCTTCAATGTTACTGGCATTTTGTAAACTGTATAATCTCACATTTTCACTAAACCAACGCACAAACTCCCCACTGGATGGTGCATTTTGTAGTGTTACCGGTCCTTCAAAATAGAATATACCTGGTATACCATGAGTGTGACTGGTTTCCTCAACCAATCTTTCGCCGTTGTAACTCCAACGACATGCAAAAGCATCTGTTGTATACACAGTACATGAGGCAAGGTCAACAGGATAATCAAAATCATGAACTATGATGTCGCTCCAGATTAGCATTACTGGTTCATCAGGTGGGCACTGCTCAGCCGCTTGTGCTATACCACTTGCGGTACCTGTGCCATTGGCTTGTATCAGTGTAACATCAACTCCTGGATCGTTACTGGTAATATATTTTTCCAGTTGCTCGTACAGATAATCGCCAATTACATAAAACTTGGCTTCAGGAAATCTATCAAACAAATGGTAAAGTATAGGTTTGCCTCGCACACTAACAAGACATTTTGGTTTATTCCAAGTATGATGTCGAAGTCTACTGCCTCTTCCACCTGCCTGGACAACTATATTCATATGGTTACCACATCTGGTTGTAAAGGTGCTTCCCAAAGGCATCCCTTGTTCCAATAGTAGACACCCTGTGGCATCAATGGATAATTGTTATATGTGTGCTGAAACGCCATTCCAGTAAACACAAAGTTAGCACACTTTAACTGTTCTTTTTTCCAAAGTACATGAAATACTGTATCAATATTTCTAGCAAAATTTAAGTCACGCATTTCTGGTCCTTGCACAGACGCAAGTAGATCCATTGAAATGTTTGTGCGTATCAGTGCAACACCAAATGTCCAACCATTGTTATGATTGCGGTAGAAATCTAAACTGTAAGCATCTAGTTCACGCTCTACAAACTGTTGTTCTGCAATACGCAGTTTTTCTTGCACACGATCATATGCATGAGTCAAAAACATTGTATCGTCGGCATCAATCATCCAAAATGCATCGCTGTCACCTTGCATGATGGGCGTGACATTGGCCATGGCCATTCCAACCTTGCGTGGTTTGAGATTTGCAAAATACTTTTTACTGGTATAATCACTGTTAATAAACTGTATCTTGGGATAATCAAGTGCTACTGTGTGTAATTCAGCAGGAGGCGGCTCTTGTCCTTGCTTGAATTTGTCACACAATATGTAAGTTTCGTAATCTTTGAATACTTCACACCAGTAACGCAAACAGAAAATACCGTGTGCATCCATGCGGTTGATTTTAAGAAATGCTTTTACTTTCATATAGTGTAATTATGGTTTATAACCGTAGTAGTTGATTTCTTCGTGGAAGTATTTGCTAACAGTGTGTACAAACTTGCCAGTCATTGCTATTTTTTTGTCTGTGTTTACATGACTTTCTTTGAGCAAAGTATCATTACAGTTAAACATGGTCTGTATCTGTTTAAAATCTTCGTCAAGTTTTTCCATATGAAGAACATGATCTATCAGTTCGCACCATTCACCAAGTGTCCAAGGTTTAAGTTCATTAATATAAAAATCTATCCAGGCATCGATCCCTTTATTCATAGCAATTAGTTCTGCTTCTATCTGCTCAACTCTTTGGGGAGAATACCTGTTGCGTTTTTTAGATAGTTTGCGTGGTAAATTAGACAGATTAAAATTGTAAAGACTGTGTAACCTATGATATGTATTGCGTATAACTGTGAAGCTGGTATCATAATCGTAGTCTAGAACACACGGTAGAGGTTTGTGTTTGATGTAAACAAGATCAAAATTGTTTCGTCTAAACCACTGACGCACACTTCCGCCAGCCGCTTTTGGTATATGCACAAATGCAAGTTTAGACACTAATGTCTTCCATTCCAGCAGTTCTGAGACGCACAATGTGTCCCATTTGCCATTGCTTGGTATCCAAACCTTTCATAATACCCAGCCATTTGTTGCGCAACAATGCGACTTCGTTGATTATGGTTTCAAAGTCAATAACTTCATCTTCTCCGTCCACGTACTTTTCAGCGTCTCTACTGGTAAGTGCTCGAGCATAGTTTTCAAGATACTTTTGGAAATGCTTCCTGCGTATTTTGCGCAGTTGAATGTTGAGATAGTTGAGCACCGCTTCAATCTCTTGTAGTTGATTAAAACGGTGCTCGGTTATGCCTGGAAGATCACGAATGTTACGTTCAACAACGCCGCCAACCCTACACTCACTCTTAGCACCTTGCAGTTCTGCTTCATAGTGTGCAATAAAGTCAGGAATGTTGCTGAGGCTATTTGTAACCCGTGAATACCACATTAATAATCTTCGTCTTCCAGATAGTCATCTAGGTCATCGAGTTCATCATCGTTGATGTACTCTGCGATGCTGTTGATGATATTTTTATCAAACTTAAATGCTTCAGCAATATCATCAGCATCAAAGTGTTCCATTAGCACTGTTGATACTGC